ACCGGCATTTACGCCGAGGGCGGCGGCGGACGGCCTACGCCGTGGGTGTATCAGGATGCGAAGGGCAACTGGCACATGACCCACGGCAACAAGGCACAGCCGTTTTTGAAGCCCGCTGCCGCCGACCATGCGGGGCAGTATCGAGACATTCTGGAAAACGAGCTGAAAAATGGATAAGGATTTTGGTTGGCTCTTTTCCTTTAGGTAAAACCCGCGAGGTACAGCGGTTTTTATACAACGTTCGCCCCCGAAGAATTGGGGCCAAAGAAAAGGAGAACGAATAACATGGCAAAATTTACGAGAGCGGAAATCAGAAATATTCTAGGCGACGCTTGCACCGAAGAGATCGAGAATCGCTTGGTTGCGCTGCATCTGGGCGTGGTTGATCCCCTCAAGGACGATCTCACGAAGTACAAGGCGGACGCGGAGAAGTTGCCAGGCGTCCAGAAGGAATTGGACGACCTCAAGGCAGCGGGTGACGGCGGCTATAAGGAAAAGTACGAGAAGGAACACTCGGCCTTTGAAGCTTACAAATCCGACGTCACAAAAAAGGAAAGCAAGGCGGCAAAGGAAAAAGCTGTCCGTGCTTACTTTGAGAGCAAAAACATCACCGGCGCAAATCTTGACCTTGCCATGCGTGGCTGCGGCGAGGAAATGGCCGCATTGGAGATGGACGGCGAGAAGATCAAGGACACCAAGGCCCTTGATGCACTTGTGGACGGCACCTATAAGGGGCTTGTCTCCACCACGCAGACGCACGGCGCAAATCCCGCCAATCCCCCGGCGAACACCGGCGGCGCAAAAACCCGTGAGGACATTTACAAGAAGGACGATAAGGGCCGCTATGTGATGTCTACAGCGGAGCGCCAGAAAGCGCTTGCCGATCTGATGGCAAGCGAAAACAACTGATTTTTTGAAAGGAGCTATTTATGGCCGCGAAAACTAACGTAACGACTTCTGCACAGTTTACCACTTCCGCACGCGAGGTGGATTTTGTGTCCCGCTTTGCTGACAACTGGGACGCGCTGCGCAACATCATGGGCATCATGCGCCCCATCCGCAAGACCCCCGGCACGAAGCTGGTTTCCTACAAGGCCAGCGTGGACGGCGGTCTCAAGGGCGGCACTGTGGCCGAAGGTGACGAGATCCCCCTCACCAAGATGAAGGTGGAGCCTGTTGCCTACGGCGACATCGACATTTCTAAGTATGCCAAGAGCGTGACCATCGAGAGCGTGGCAAAGTACGGCGCTGACGTTGCCGTAGAGAAGACCGACGAGGCTTTCCTCGTGGCCCTGCAGAACAAGGTTCTGACCGATTTCTACACCTTCCTTGGCACCGGCACGCTCAAGGTAACGGAAAAGACCTGGCAGCGCGCTCTTGCGATGGCTAAGGGCAAGGTGCTGGACAAGTTTGCCGGTCTCGACAAGGACGTGACCGAGGTGGTGGGCTTTGCCAACATCATCGACGCTTACGATTACCTGGGCGACAAGGAGATCACCGTGCAGACAATGTTCGGCATCAACTACGTGGAGAACTTCATGGGCTACCGCACTCTGTTCCTGCTGCCTGAGAAGTACATTGCCTCCAAAAAGGTGATCGCTCTGCCCGTGGAAAACATCGACCTGTACTATGTGGACCCGAGCGACAGCGACTTTGCCAAGCTGGGGCTGAATTACACCGTGAAGGGCGAGACCAACCTGATTGGCGTCCATGTCGACGGCGATTACAGCCGCGCCACGGGCGATATGTACGCCATCATGGGCATGAAGCTGTGGGCTGAGTATCTGGACGGCATTGCCGTGGCTACCGTTGCTGCGGCTGCTGCGGGTTAAATAAGGGGGCGGCGTGATGCTTGAACAGGTCTTACGGCACTTGAACAACTGGTTCCTTGTGGAGATCCACGAGGGCACGTTCACCGTGGAGAACGGCAGCATTACGCTGCCCTTTCTCCTGACCAATCAATATTTCCGCATCTGCGGCTCTGTGTTTAATGACGGTCTGCATCAATATCCGGCGGCTGCCCTGACGGATGAAACCTTTACCGGGACGGTGTGGACGCTGGCGGTGCCAAAAGCTGTGGTTGTGCTTGCCGAAGATATCGCCGCGTGGGAAGAAAAGAACGGTGAAGCCGTTTTAAGCCCGTACACAAGCGAAAGCTTCGGCGGGTACAGTTACACCAAGGCGAGCGGCGGAAATGCCGACACGAGCGCCGGGACGGGCTGGCAGGGTGCTTTTAAAGGCCGATTAAATGACTGGCGCAAGCTCAAGGGGGTGGAACCGTGACTTTACTGGACGATTTTGCCCACAAGTGCATTCTGATGGAGAAAAAGCGCACGCCTGACGGCGCGGGCGGCTACATCACTGCGTGGGAAGAGGGTGCGGAGTTCCTCAATTACCAGTCTCTTGACACATCGATGGAGGCGCGAAAAGCGGAAAAGGAAGGCGTTACCTCGGTATATTCCGCACTGGTCAATCAGAGCGTTCCCATCGAGTACAACGATTATTTCCGCGATACGGAAACGGGGATTACTTATCGCGTGACCTCAAATCCCGAGGAAAAGGCCGCGCCGAGGTCTGCGGGCGCAATCATTAAGGCACTGAAATTCTTCACTGCGGAGCGAAAGGAGTTGCCGAGATGACAAAAGATAAGGCGCTCCATGCGTGGTTTTCCCAATTTCTTCCGGCGTATCCGGCCTCTAACGTGCCGGAGGACGCGGTTTTCCCTTGGCTGACCTATGAGCTTATCACGGGATCATGGGAGAGCGGCGAAATCGCGCTGACGATCAACCTATGGTATTACACCGAGAGCGAAGCGGTGCCGAACGCCAAGGCACAGGAAATCTCCGACGCTATCGGAATGGGCGGCTGCATGGTGCCGTACGACGGCGGGGCGATGTGGCTCAAGCGAGGCTCCCCGTGGTGCCAAAACATTGCGGATGAAAGCGATAAAAACATCAAGCGGCGGTATCTCAACATGACGGTGGAATATCTGTCGCAGAACTGATGAAAGGACAAAACTATGAAATTTACAAAAATCCCTTCTGATGCATTCCAGAAATTGCAAATCAATGCGGGAATTCTGACGACAGACTTCACGCCTGCGACCGGCGCCGTCGGCGAGGCGGGGCAGATCGGCGCAACGACCGGCGGCGTCAATTTTACCGCCACGCCGACCTATTCGGACTTTGGCGAGGATATCGACAACTGCCCGAAGAACATGAAGGAGCTGAAAAAGCTCGATTCGTGGGAAGTCAAGATGACCGGCACGTTTGTCAATGCCGATACCGCCATTGCAAAGCGGCTGTGCGGCGCGGCGGACATCGGGGCGACCGACACGACCAAGGTCACACCGCGCAATGACCTCAAGGACGCGGACTTTGACGATATCTGGCTTGTGGGCGATTACTCTGACAAGAACGGCGAAACCAACGGCGGCTTTATCGCCATCAAACTGATCAACGCGCTTTCTACGGGCGGCTTCCAGCTCCAGACGAGCGACAAGGCCAAGGGGCAGCTTGCCTTTGAGTTTACCGGCCACTATTCCATGAGCGCGCAGGACGCTGTTCCCTTTGAAATCTACATCAAGGCCGGCACGGAGGAGGCGTAAATGAGACTTTCCGACATTCAGGGCGAACGCGTCTTTGACGTCATTGCGGACGTCATTGACCCCATCGCCAATATTGCACAGGACGAAAAAGCTTCGGCCATGTTTCGGCGTGAACCGCTACCGGAGGGCATGACGGCAAAGCAGTTTGCTACGCAGAGAGCGCGAAAATCGCTCCCAGAGCTGCTCAAGGGCCACAAAGGCGATATTATTGCCATTCTTGCGGCTATTGAGGGCGTGAGCGCAGACGATTACAAGGGCGCACTGAACCTTGTGAAGCTGACGCGGGACGCGGTGGAGCTGTTGACGGACGAAGCATTCGTCACGCTTTTTATCTCGGCGCAGAGCGAGAAATCCTCTGGCTCTGCGCCGGAGAATACCGAGGGCAAAAGCGAATAAAACCGTTCCTGCGATACTGCACGGCACGGCTCAATGAAAAAGCAAGAAACGACGCATACCACATCTATGTGACGGACGCGCTGCGCATTGTGGCAGAAAACACGGCGCGATACGCGGGAGGGAACTACATCAAGGCGCGATACGCTGATATGATTGAGCCGAAAAAGCAGGACAACAGAACGTGCGAAGAGATTACCGCCGATGTGGTCGCGCGGTGCGGATTGGTGGTGAAAAAATGAACCTGCTTGATCTTTTTGTGAAAATCACTGTTGATAACAGCGACGTAGACATTGGTTTGGGGGAAACAAGCAGCAGAGCAGAAACGCTTGCAAATAAGCTTAAAGGCGGGCTTGCGACTGCTGCCAAAGTTGGCGCGGCGGCTGTTACTGCGGGAGGCACGGCTATTGTAGCTGTTAGCAAACAGGCGATGGCTGCCTATGCCGACTATGAGCAGCTCGTAGGCGGCGCAGAGCTGATGTTTGGAGGAGCTTACGACTTTATCGCAGATAAAGCCAAAAACGCATATAGCACCGTTCAAATGAGCCAGAACGAATACCTGCGTCAAGTAAACGGATTTGCAACGGGCTTAAAAACGGCGCTCGGTGGAAACGAACAAGCGGCGGCAGAGCTTGCCGACAAGATCATCAATGCTGAAGCAGACGTTGTAGCGGCGACCGGTAATTCTCAAGAAGCAGTTCAAAATGCTTTCAACGGAATTATGAAGTCCAACTATACCATGTTGGATAACCTTCAAATCGGCATCACGCCCACAAAAGAAGGCTTTCAAGATGTTATCGACAAGGTAAACGAGTGGAACGCGGCAAACGGGCGCGCCACAGAGTATCAAATCGAGAACCTGGCTGATTGTCAAAGCGCCCTTGTAGATTACATCGAAATGGTTGGAATGCAGGGGTACGCATCAAGGGAAGCAGCTGATACGATTCAAGGCTCCGTGGCTTCCATGAAAGGTGCATGGGAAAATCTGCTTACTGGCATCGCCGATGACAACGCAAATTTTTCAGAACTGACAAGCAGTTTTGTCGACAGTGTTGTTACTGTTGGCGGAAACATTATTCCTCGCGTGAACGTGATTATTCAGGGGCTTACGCAGCTCATAACAGAAGCGTCACAGACAATTATTCCGATGGCCGTTCAGATTTTGCTTGAGAATCTTCCGAGCATAGTTGCGGCTGGTATGGATTTAATTACGGCGCTGGTTAACGGAGTTCTTGACAACATTGATCTTCTGATTAGCTGTGTTCTTGAATTGGTCGATACAATTGTCGACAAGCTGATTGAAAACCTTCCGACGCTGGTTGACGGTGGGATCAAGCTAATTGTGGCGCTGGCAGGAGGATTGATTGAAGCGCTACCGCAACTCGCCGCAAAAGTCCCACAAATCATTCAGACAATTGTAAAGAGCCTTATAAGCGGCATCCCCGACATTTTGAGCGTCGGCAAAGACCTCATCCGCGGATTGTGGGATGGCATAAGCAGCATGGGGGACTGGCTGTGGGGCTGTGTAAAGGGTCTCTTTAGCGGAGTTATTGACGGTGTAAAAAATCTACTCGGAATTCACAGCCCGTCTAAGGTTTTTGCTGGCATTGGCGGATTTATGGCGGAGGGACTTGGGGATGGATTCGGAGAAAAATTTGCATCTATAAAAAAAGACATTGAAGGAAGCATGACTTTTGATGCCGCAGAAATAGGTTTTTCTGCATCTGCGCCCATCGGAGAATTGCCGGGTACAAGCAGTGCCCGGGGAAGCGATAGAAGCATCCACCTTACCGTCGTTTCGCCGAGTGGAAAGGAACTGGCACGTTTTGTCGCGCCGTATATGGGCGCACAACTTCAACTTGTTAGGGGGTAACAGTATGCTCGAGTGGTATATTAACGGCAAAGAAATGACGCAAAATGGCGCATATATCAGCACGGGCTATATTGTTACCTCCGCGCCTGTTAACAGGTCTGTGTATGCGGGAGGATGTTCTGCCTATGTAGCGACAAAAGCGAAAATTGGTTTAAAGTCTCTTAAGATCCCCGTGCGAATTGTGAAAAGTTCTGCCGTCGACGCATCCAGAACAAAGTCCGCGATCCTGTCTATGTGCCTTGGCGATAAAGTTGATATCATGCTGTCAAATGGAGATAGATATGTCGCGGCTCTTGTGAGCGCAGGAGAAGCAGAATCGGTTAGTAATGGCGTCCTGGATTTTACGCTTGAGTTTCTGGGGTATCAGCGCGGCGAGTTGGTGTCGGCGAAGACCCCAGCTGTTATGTGTTTCTCCACCGCGCCGGAAACGCTATACAAGGCAACCGTTAAATCGGATCGAGATGGCTCGTTCGTTCTGGCGGGGATAACCTTCCTTGGTTGCAAACCGGGAGACGAGCTGGTTGTTGACGGATTGACTGGAAGACTGTTAAAAAACGGAACACCCGTATTGATTGCGGACACAGATTTCGTCAGTTTTCCTTTTTTACAGCCTGGAGAGAATGAAGTCCGTTGCACAACGGAAGCAGATATAGAATATTATCCGGTTTTTTTGTGATTGGTGGTGAAATATGCTAACACTTTCGGATGGAACAATTCTGGCAGTAGATGACTATTGCATAAAACAAAAATACAACGGAATCAATGAGCTGTCTTTCTCTGTCCCCGATGACATCAAGATCGTAAATGAGCAGAGCGTCCACGAAACCACGCGGAACCAGGCATATCTTGTCAAGATTGTCAATGGAGACAACATCACCTGCGAACTTGACCTTGATGAACTGCGTTCCGTTCAAACGGACTACGATGCAAGCGCAACGCCGCACGATCATTTGTCGGCTGCGCTTACATCTGTTGGATGGAGTCTTGTTGATAACACTGGTATCACAACGCGCCGTACAATCACTGGTGCGTTGACACCGATGGAGATCATCGAACAGGTGGAAGATACATGGACCGGCGTGACCGCTATGTTTGACACAGCGGCAAAGACCGTCACAATCCTTTGCCCGTCCGACAACAAGCCGCAATACGCTTTCTTGGCCGAAGAATTGAACCTTCGTCAGCTTGACATTGCAGGTGACAGTTCTTCCTTCTGCACACGTCTACGGGCGAAAGGTGCTGACGGAATGACTTTCGCCAGCATCAACAACGGCAAAGACTACGTTGAAAACTATACCTATTCCAACAGAATCATCTACGGCGTGGCGATTAGTGATGAACGCTTCACGAACAAAGAATCCTTGCTTGAATATGCACAAGCCACGCTGGACGCAAATGCTGTCCCGGCTGTCAGCTATGAGTGCGATGTTGTGGACGTTGCTGCAATCGACAGCGACTACAGCTTCCAGAAGTTGCAGATGCACAAGGCTGTGTGGCTGCTTGATAAGAAGTTCAACACAAGGGTTGCGCACAGAATTGTTGAGTATTGCATCTATCCGAATGATGCAAGCAAAAACAAGGTCACTTTGTCAACTGTGATTCCGTCTTTGCAAGGTTCTGTCAAGTCTTTGCAAACTGCGATTTATGATCCGAACAGCGCAGTTCGGCAGCGGGAAACATCGGCGGTAGAAAACGCGACAAAGGCTATCACTGGTGCGTCCGGTGGTAACATCCGGTTTGTGTACGATGGTAACGGAAAACCTATTGAGTTCCTTATCATGGATACTGACGATATTGCAACCGCTCAAAAGGTGTGGCGCTTCAATATTGGCGGCTTTGGCTTCAGCAGCAACGGTTACAACGGGACATACGCAACAGCAATCACACAGGACGGTCATATTGTAGCTGATTTCATGGACGTTGGGACGCTTACGGCCGTACTTATCAAGTCACAAGACGGGAAAAGCAAGTGGAATCTTAGCACCGGAGATATGGAGCTTTTCAACACCAAACTATCCACAATCGGAAACGGCGCAAAATACCGGAATTCGGACTATTCGCAGGCCGATCTTGACCGCATCGGGCAAATCAACACCAAGGCTGTCACGCCTACGCTGGCGGACTATGAAAAACTGGACGTAAACGGGGACGGCACAATTAGTATCACTGATACCGTACAGATTCAGCAGATCATCGCAGGTACGCGCACTGTCAATTTTACTACGCGATGGGCGCTGCGGCTTGATCCTTCTGACGGTGATAACATGCTGAAAATATACCGCGTGTACCACAACAACACCACCGGAGCCGACACAGAAAACGTTGTTTTTTCCGTTGGGTTTGGACGGGCCATTGCGAATACAATTGGGGCAAAGTATGGAGACATTGAGAAAGATTTGTCCGTTGGCGGATCGGTGGACGCCACAAGCTACAAGATGAACGGCTCTACTGTCGCATTTCCAGAGAAAAAAACAATCGGTTACGTGGTTTATTGCACTGGTGGCAGTAATAACAAGGCCAGTTGCTTTATCCCGTCAGGCGTATCGGGAGCATTCCAGTGTGCATCCAACGATTGGTATTGCGCATTTAACTTTGACGGCAGCGGCAACGCCACAAAGACCGGCGGAACCGGAAGTATTGCGTCCGTCTCCGAAGTGAAAAACTTTTAAGAGGTGATATTGAATGAGCGTCAATCAAGCGGTAAACCTTAATCTTTCCACCGACATTGTGCCGCCCGTCCTGAAGATGGTGCAGAATGACAGCAACAGCCGTTACATTGTAGCTTCCTTGTGGGACGGCGCAAGCGCATACGATGTTGGTTCTGCAAGTGTTATGCTGCGCTTCACGAAGCCTGATGGTACAGGCGGAATGTATGACGCAGATGAAGTGGGAAATGTCGTTGACGTTGACGGAAATGTTGTCACAATTCCCGTTGCCGCGCAAGTCCTTACCGTTGCAGGTGATGTGTTTGCACAGGTCGATATTTACGGATCGAGCAACAGCAAACTTGCTTCTTTCGCATTCAAAATTGATGTTGCCGCATCTGTATATCCTGATGCGCAAATCATTTCAAGCGATTACTACAATGTTTTGACAGCCGCTATTGCAAATGCCGTGACTGCGGCGCAGAACGCAGCGGCAAGCGCAACGGCCGCGGCCCAGAGCGCAGTGGAAGCCGCGACATCGGTTGACGGTGCCGTCAAGTACAATGCATCGCAAGCACTGTCTGACACGCAGAAAGCGCAGGCACGGACAAACATCGGCGCACCAGCACCGTATACGGCGGGCGATGGTATCGCCATCAGCGGCAGCGTCATCGCAACCAAAGTGCAGCCCTGCAACCGGAATCTGATAATCAACTGGTACTTCGGCAATCCGGTGAACCAGCGGGACGTCAGCGGCACCATCAGCAGCGCCGGGTATTTTCTGGATCGCTGGAAGCTGGTGAGCGGCAGCGTGACGATCAACACGGACGGCATCACGCTGAACGGAACCATGCAGCAGGTGTTGGAGACTGCACCGGTCGGCACGGTGACGGCATCTGCCCTGACGCAGGCCGGAGTGGGCGAGGTGGTGCCGACTTACAACAGCGAAACCAAGACGGTCACAGTCACGGCGGCGGGGGAAAAACTCGTGGCCGTCAAGCTGGAGTTGGGGACGGAGCAAACGCTGGCCCATCAGAACAGCAGCGGCGCGTGGGTGTTGAACGAGATCCCCGATTACGGCGAGGAGCTGACCAGGTGCATGCGCTATCTCCAGATCATCTCCACTCCCTACGACACAAGTGGCAACGGAGTGGCCATCGGGTACGCCAACAACACCGTCGACCTGTGGGTACCCATCCCGCTGGCTGTGCCCATGCGCATATCGCCCACGCCCACTATCCCCACCGGCGGCGTCGCGTTGCTTAAGGTGGGAAAGACCTCCGGCAGTCCGAAGGACGTCACCAGGGTCACAGGCGGCTGGGCGATGCAAACCGGCGGGGCTTGCAGCATGCGAAGCCTGATCTTTTCGTCCAGCGGCCTGACGGCGGGCGAGACCTACACCCTGTTCTTGCAGCAAGGGGCACAGATCGTGCTCAGCGCCGAGTTGTAGGAGGTGACCGGATGGAAGTGTGGACGCAGGTGGCGGTGCCGCTTCTTGTGGCACTGTTGACCTCCACCGCCCTGTGGGGCGTGGTGAGCAAGGTGATCCTCAAGCGGATGGAGCTGACGGCCAAGCGCAGCAAGGCAGACGATGCGGAGCGGAAGATGCTGGTGGGGCTTGCCCACGACCGCATCATCCACCTCGGCATGGTGTACATCGAGCGGGGCTACGTCACACAAGACGAGTATGAGAACTTGCAGGTGTATCTCTATGAGCCGTATGAGGAGATGGGCGGCAACGGCAGCGCACGGCGCGTCATGGAGGAAGTGCGGAAGCTGCCCATACGGTAAGGCAAAAAATGGAACAGGCCAAGTAAGGCCGGAAAGGAATTTGTTATGAAGCTGAACAACAAGGTATACGACATCCTGAAATGGCTGGTTATCATCGTTATGCCTGCCGTGGCCACGCTGTACGCGGCGCTGGCAGCGGTGTGGGCGTGGCCCTATGCCGACGAGGTGGTGACTACCATCACCGCCGTGGACACGTTCCTCGGCGCGGTGCTGTGCATCTCTACGGCGCAGTACCACAAGGAGGCGAAGAACAATGGCTAAGCGGGTGTATCTGTCCCCCAGCGACCAGCGGCGCAACACCTACGCGGTGGGCGACACCACCGAGGCCATCCAGTGCGGACGCATTGCAGAGGCTTGCAAGGCCGCTCTGGAGCGCTCCGGCGTGGAGGTGATGCTGGGGCAGTACGACACCATGCAGAACCGTGTGGCGGCGTCCAATCGCTTCAAGGCTGATCTGCACGTCCCCATCCATTCCAATGCCTGCAATGGCAAGGCCAGCGGTACGCATCTGTTCTGTTACAGCGGCGACCGGAACAGTGCCGGGTACAAAGCGTGTCAGGCTGTAATGGACGTACTTGGCCCGATTACGCCGGGTGCGCCGGACGTGATCCGAGCCTATCCCGCACTGTACGAGGTGAAGCATCCTGCCGCCACGACGGTGTACATCGAGACGGACTTCCACGATGTTCCCAGTGTTGCACAGTGGATCATCGACAACACCACCCTGATCGGCGAGACCATCGCCAAGGGGCTGTGCAACGCACTGGGTGTGACGTTCGTGGAGAGCGCCAACGTGCCGGTGCCGGTGCCTGCGGAGAAGGACACGACGCTGCCCATGCAGGTACGGATGCTCAAGCGCGGCATGGAGGGCGCGGACGTGAAGACCCTGCAAGCGGCGCTGATCGCCTACGGGTTCTCCTGCGGCGCGGCCGGTGCGGATGGCGACTTCGGCAGCGGCACGGAAGCGGCGCTGAAGAAGTTCCAGATCAAGTACGGCCTCGGCGCTGACGGCATTGCCGGGAAAGGGACGTGGGGCAAGCTGCTGGGGCAGTAAGAAAATCGTTTTTTCTATGTGAAGAGAGCGACACATTTACGGATCCAAAACTCTGGACGAAACAGGGATAACGATGCGCCGACCCCTGCTTCCACCAAAGCTCCGCAAGTCCACGGCGAATATGATCGCCATGAATACAACTTACCGAGACATCCGCGCAAGACTGCGCAGTATGTCCCCGCAACGCGCCATTGATTACGTTGCCGCGCTTGAGCTTCCGGGAGACGAGGCGTTTTGCATCATCGCGTGCGACGTTAAGCAACAATCCCGCCAGCAGGTGGCAAACAGGCTGTTTTCGTCGGTCGAGTATGTCAAGAAGTGCCGCCGCAACGGTTACCAAAAGATTGCCGACCATATCAAAAACCCATAAATAGAAGACCCAACAAAGACCTTTTTCAGGCTCTTTGTTGGGTCTTTTTTATTGTATGTTGTGAGATATACAGGGGGTGTCGAAATGAGTGTAATGGATCGGCTGCTGACGTGCGGGTATACGGCGGATATGGCGCGGGATATATGCGACCAATACGGAGCGGACTTTGCTGGATTGCTTTTCCTTGTGCGCATCGTGGAGCTTTTCCACGACGATAGGCGCGAATATGTATAGCTACTACAATGAAAACCCACGAGGTAAAAACGTAGGCGACTGTACCGTCAGAGCCATATCAAAAGCAACTGGCAAGGACTGGGGTGAGACGTACCTCCGGCTTTGCGTACAGGGATATCTTGACGGGGATATGCCGTCGGCTAACTCCTGCTGGGGCGCTTATCTTCGGTCGGTAGGTTTCCGACGGTACATCGTGCCGGATACCTGTCCTGATTGTTACACAGTTGGCCGTTTTGCCGATGAGCACCCATTTGGGACGTATATTCTCGCGCTCTCCGGTCATGTCGTGTGTGTACAAGATGGTGTTTTATATGACAGCTGGGACAGCAGCAACGAAACAGTTTTGTATTATTGGGAAAGGACGGATGAAGCATGAACTACCCCTACTATGGAAACCCCTATATGCCGCCGATGCAGGACAACCTCGCCCAGCTGAGGCAGCAGCAGATGCAGGCTATTCCTCCGATGCCGCAAAATCTCCTGCCGCAGAGCGGCGTGCAGTGGGTATCCGGCGAACAGGAGGCAAGAAGCTGGATGGTCGCTCCCAATGCGGCGGTGGCGCTGTGGGATTCGACGGCGCCCACGGTGTATCTGAAACAGGCCGATGCAAGCGGCAAGCCGACGCTCAAGGTGTACGACCTTGTGGAGCGGCTTGCAAGCGCTCCTGACACGCAGAAAGCGCCCGCTGCGGAATATGTGACCCGTAAAGAGTTTGACGCGCTGGCGGCGCTTGTGAGCGAAATGAAGGGCAAGAAGCGCAAGGAGGAAAAGAGCGATGAATAATCCGTTTTTCGGTGCAATGGGCGGCGGCAACGGTTTTATGCAGATGGTGCAGCAGTTCAAGCAGTTCAAGGCGAATTTCCAGGGCGACCCCAAGGTAGAGGTGGAGAAGCTGCTGCAAAGCGGCAAGCTCACGCAGCAGCAGTTGAACCAGCTCCAGCAGATGGCGAAGCAATTTCAAAGTCTGATGGAATAAGCAAAACATAAGACGAAACGTAAGACGGAACGTAAGACAAAACGTAACTTGTTTCTTGATCGTGGCCGCGATTCAGATAAATTACATCAATAAAAAGGAGTGATACTATGTCTCTTTCCGAGGGTATGCCCACCATGACCATGCCTGTGACCCCTGCCAATGGCAGCGGTAACGGCTTTGGCTTTGGCGGTGACGGCGCGTGGTTCCTCATCATCCTGTTCCTGTTCGCGTTCTGCGGCTGGGGCGGCAATGGCTGGGGCAACAACGCTGGCAATTCCGGCGGTGTGGTGGACGGCTATGTGCTGGCCTCCGACTTCTCCAATATCGAGCGCAAGATGGATATCATCAACGGCGGGCTGTGCGACGGCTTCTATGCCGTGAACAACACGCTGTTGACCGGCTTCGGCAATGCCGAGCTGTCCCGCGCCAACCAGCAGGCCGCACTGATGCAGCAGCTCAGCGCTATGCAGATGCAGGCGGCAAACTGCTGTTGCGAGAACAGAGCCGCCATCGCGCAGGTGCGCTACGACATGGCGACGCAGGCGTGTGACACGCGGAACACCGTGCAGAACGCCACCCGCGACATCGTGGAGAATCAGAACGCCAACAGCCGCGCCATCCTGGACTTCCTGACCAACTCCAAGATGCGCGATCTGGAGAGCGCAAATCAGGAGCTGCGTCTGGCCGCGTCTCAGGCGGCGCAGAACAACTATCTGATCTCCCAGCTGCGGCCTACGCCTATCCCGGCGTATGCATCCTGCAACCCGTGGGCTGGCAGCTACACCGGCTGCTCCGGCTGCTGACAACTGCATAGAAATCTATTTCCAAAACGGAAATTGTTCAGCTCCGGGCTGATATTGAAAGGCGGCGGGGCAATAGCTCCGCCGTCTGCATTTTTGAAAGGAGTGAGTATTTTGGCTGAATATGTAAATACCAACATCGTTTCTGTTCCTGCCGGGCAGAATGTACCGCTGACGGAAACTGCCGTTGCGGGCAAGTCCTGCATCGTACACCGCGAGGGCAGCGGGCAGGTGTTCTTGCGTGGCCTGACAAACCAGTGCAAGGCGCGTTTCCGTGTGTCCTTCGGCGGAAACATCGCCATCCCCACCGGCGGCACGGTGGGCGCGATCTCCACCGCGCTGGCTATCAACGGTGAGCCGCTGACCAGCGCTGTTGCGACAGTAACGCCCGCCGCCGTGGAGAATTATTTCAATATCTTCGTCGCTGCCAACGTGGACGTGCCGAAGGGCTGTTGCGTAACGGTGGCGATGGAGAACACCAGCGCTCAGGCGATCAGCTTTGCCAATAGCAACATGATCGTGGAGCGCGTCTGCTGAAAGGAGGTAAAGCATGAGCATGAAATCTATGTATGAGCTGCGCGATATGCTTTGCGATGAGCTGGATGAAATTGCCAGAAAGGGTGAGCTTGGAGCAGGTGATCTGGATATCGCGCACAAACTGGCAAGCACCATCAAAAATCTGGATAAAATTGAGGCAATTGAAGATGGCGGCTATTCCAGAGCTGGGTATCAGCCGCGGCGGTATCCGCACGATGAGTACGGAGGCGGTAGCTCCTACGCAAGAAGCCGAAAGCATTATGTCCGGGGTCATTACAGCCGCGACAGCGCACGCGACGGAATGAGACGGCAGTTGCAAGATATGCTGGATAGCGCAGACGATGACACCATCCGAAGCGCCATTCAGCGCTGCATGGACGTGCTGGAGGACGAAAGGGGGTAAACGCCCCATGATTGATGAGACCGAGATCAAAAGGTGGATAGCGCGGTTAGAAACCGAAGAGTCCAGCTGGACAAACTATGAACGCCTTGCCGTGCTGTATACGGTGCTTAACCAGCAAAACGACGTTAACGACAAAATGTCGCCAATGCTGTATTCCGCCGCTCCTGCACCGGTTGAAGTTTTCGGCGACAGCGACTTTCTGCGGGCCGTATCAGCTGTTGAGCCAAGTGTGGCATGGGCGGTTATGGACGAACTGATGGACAGTTTGAAAGTTGTTAACGAGCGCGTCTACAACAGCGTCATGCGTAAACTCGATAGGTAAAAAATCCCCCGTCATTTACGGCGGGGGATTTTTTAGGTATACTTACCCTTTGTGTCCGCCAAGGTAAAATATGCCTAACGCGGCGTTACGAAAAACGCGCCATCGTTGTCTGCATCAATCCGCTTGATGAAGCGCGTCCAGAATTCCTTTTTTTCTTCCCGAGAGTATGTGCCATATTCGCCCAGCCCGTTTCTCAAGGCGTCGATGTCTGTCTTCGGCTTTTCCTCCACGGTTTCGAGGGATCTTTTCAAGATCGAGTATTCCGCTTTATAATCGTCAAGCTCAATCAAATCGTTTAGGTATAGCGTTTTTAGTTTGCTCATTTTCTTTCGTATCGAGTCCGCGCTTTGCGTGGGCTTTTTTTCGGCCTTTTTGTAGTACCGATTGTTCCGCTCTGCGATTCCAGCAAGCTCGTGTAGTAGGTAGTCTTCCAACACATCCTCTCGTATCCTTTTTGTGTGAGGGCAAGAGGTGTTATCAAGCATCCGAGTCCGGCATCGGTAATATGTATATGTCTTCTTTACGGTTTCCGATTGCATCGTTTTCCCGCATTCTTTACAATGCAGTATCCCGGAAAACAGATACACGCGGTCTGTGTCAACTCCCGCACAGCGTTGTGACCGCTGGCGAATAATATCATTTACAATGTCAAAGTCTTGCTTGCTAACCAACGCCGGACAAGCATTTTCGATGCCGTAAACCTCGCCGATGTAAAGACGGTTGCGGAAATAGTTTACATACTTGCTATAAGCCCGGTCAATGCCCCATGTGTCAAGCATATATCGCTTTACGGCAAGGACGCTTTTTAGCCGGATGAACGCGGCGAACATATCTCGCGCTGCATCTACCGTGCCGTTATCAATCTGGTATTGCCTGTCCGTGATGACATACCCTAAAGGCGCTTTTGAGCCTGCCGGTTGTCCTTTTGCCCGTTTTCCATCGTTGATAAATTTGATTCGTTCGCTTGTGCGGTCGGCCTCGTCTTGCGCGACTGACAACATAATATTGACCTTTAAACGCCCTGAAGCAGTCCGTGTTTCGTAATCTTCTTCCGTCGCTTGCCATGTTACGCCGTACTGGTCGAGCTGTGTTTGTACATCGTAATACCCCGCGACATTGCGAAACCAGCGGTCAAGTTTGACAAACAGAATCATGTCTATCTTACCGTCTTTGCAATCGCCCAGCAGTCGCAGGAGCGCCGGACGCTTTTTATACGGCTTTCTCGCGGATATTCCCGCGTCCTCATATATGCCCACCACGGTCATTTTATTTGCTTTTGCATATCTTATCAGCGCGTCCCGCTGCTCTTGCAGGGACAGGCCATGCCGCGCCTGTTCTTCGCTTGAGACGCGGATATACAAAGCCACTCTTATCAAAGCCACTCTCATCAATGCCGCTATCATCAAATCCCCCTCCAAAATCCGTAATCTATACAATGAAAATCAATGTACACGCACCACGCAGCGAGAAGAACAATTATAAAAAACATTATAGCAATCACGCCGTTGCGGATACGCACTCCACGCCGCATGATCTCGATCATGTCTGCTTTTGCGTCAACATGGCGTTCCAGCTCATCATTCCGCGCCTGCAAAGTTTCCTCGGTCGGCGTCAGGTGTTCGGAAATTCCGAACGTCTCATCAAGGGATATGCCCATTGCCTTGCAGATCGGCGCGACAGTGTAAATGGACGGCGACTTTGAAAACTTGGAAAAGAAATTCTGCACGGTGGACAACGGTACGCCGGAAGAGTCGGAAATGTCCTGATAGGTCAGTTTCAATTCTTCTTTGCGGATTCTACACACCTCTTGAATGTTCATTTGCATCACCTTAATTTCTCCGATTTTGGCACCGCGAAGTCGCAAGATGAGGGCTTACCGAACCTCGCCACACGCTGTTTTATTGCAAGGTTTTGGCGTTGAAGTAGTCAAGCAACGCGGAGTATGGTCAAATTATGCAGCGGCGACCGCTCCTCGCTGCCTGCAAAAAGGCACTGCCGTTTGTTGCGGAGAGCGGCAGTGCCTTTAGTTACTTATTGCTTCTCAAGTTTTACGGTCTGCGTAGCTCCCATAGCAGACACTTCGTAGCTAATTACGCCGTCCTGATAGGTAAACGTCTTGGTGTCATCGCCGCTGGCGAGAATTGCCATATCGGTCTGGTCTTTATCATTTTCCGATTCCCAGGTGTACGGCTCATCCGCCGTGGGAGGGGCATCAAAAGTGCCAGCCCAATAGAGGGCTTTGGTGTCTCCATTATCAGATACCCAATACACCTCAATGGCATCTCCGGAAATGGTAGCGGCCTGCCATGCGTCCTCTGCATCGCTGTTTGTCTGCTTCCACTCTCCAACGAGATCGGGCGGAGTTACCGGCTCGTTTTCTGGCTTGGTCTGATTTGTTCCCCCGCAGGCGGTTAACATGCCGAGCGCGAGAACCAAAGACATCGCGATAAGCAAAAACTTTTTCATCTCAACTCTCCATTTTCTTATATTTTCGACTGCACAAAGTGCAATAATCGACATATAGCCCCGTTACTATAATCATTTGGAGGGACACAAAATGTTGCGCGAAGACGTGAAAAGTGATACAATAGAGTATCAAAAAATGCTGGCAGAAGCCTTTGACCTGATACAAAAGTTATCCGACGAACAACTTCAAAAAATCATGGAGGCTCTAAAATGAAAATTTGGGCGATCAGTAAAGAAAAAGGCGTCGAGTATGAAATCGGCCTGGAATGCGACGGCATGGATCGCGAGACCGCAATGACCGAGCTTTACCGAATGGCGCGAAACCTGTTTACCAGGGAACTTGAGGTGTTTTAGAAAGAGGGCGAAGCCGGAAAGGCCGCATTTTAACCGTTGGCTTTCCGCTTGCACTCGATCACGGCATTTAACTGCGTGCAATAATGATTTCTTTCATTGGTCTTCCTCAAAAGCAGCGCGACCCATTTTTATAAACCGCTCCAGCTTTTCCGGCGGTAATGACAACACAAACTGAATAGCGGCCTTCTGCAAATCTGTATAGCCCTCGCCCTCTGTGGCGGGGGCTTCTTTTATGCCCGGGTCGTCCGTTTCGCCACGGAGGTATTCAACGGATACGCCATGCAGCGCCGAGATTTGGTAAAGATAATTTTTATATGAATCGCTTTTCCCTGATTCCCAATCGCTTACTATCGCCCCGCTCTTAAACCCAAGTTCCCTTGCAAAATCAGCCTTTGCGCCATGCACATATTTCCCGTCAGGTTTGCGAGGGATAAGAGAAAGGACACGCTCTTGCATAATTGACATATTCGCTTGCCTATATTTGTTAGATTTGCCAAAACTCAATAAACACTGAATTTACCTATTGCAAACCTCGCATCTGTGAGGTATCATATACCTAAGCCCACCGGAAAAGGGTACACAAAAACCAGCCCCCATAAAAGCGGCTTTTGCAATGTCTTTTGGCGATTTCATTGTAATACGCTTACGGGGCAGTGTCAAGTGTGATTTCTCATGTTTATGAGGTTTCGGCGGGCATTGACTGCGGCGGGGAAACATAAGACCGGCGGGAGCACCATTCCCACCGGCCAATGTCCAAATTTGTTTACCCTTTGCCCCGTGCAGGCTTTCGCCGCTTGCAATGGTGCTACAAGTTCTTCTGGAGCCTTACCACTTTCGCAGTTTTGGTTCTGCGCATGGCCTTCTCGCTGGTAAGCCATCGGGAGTACCCGATACGGTGGGATATGATTACTGGCATATCACCGTGAGTTTTAACCTCTTCACTGAGTGCTCCGCCGTATCAGTTGCTGCATTTAGCCAGTTTTACGCGCTTTGGCAACCGCTGTTGCGACCCGGCAGGAAGGGAACAGGCAAAATCAAAAGGTTGGTCACGAAAACCACCTCCTTTGAAGTTGCCCAAAGAGGGCTAACGGCAGTATAGCAAATCTCCCCGCCGCAGTCAATGATAACTCACAATGAAGGGAGGACACAAAAATTGACATTGAGAGAGCTACGAGAACGCTCCGGACTGACCCGCGCACAGGTGGCAAAGAAACTGAATGTTGACTTATCCTGCGTAACGCATTGGGAACTTGGCGACTGGCGACCGTTGCGGAAGTACCACAAGAAGTTGGCGAAGATGTACGGCGTGACGGTGGACGAGCTGTTTGAATCCAGCGACGGGCAGTAAAAAAATGCCCCGCCCAATGTTGCAGCATCGAGCGGGGCGGGTGGGACAAATTTCACCACAAGATATTGTGTCCGTGCTTATTGTAGCACGGGAGAAAGGAAAAGGCAATGAGTAAAAAGCCGGAGTACAAAATCATTTGGGTAACGCCCCCAGACCCCGTAAAGCTGGGGAAGATCTTGGGCGAGATTTACGCCCGTGGAAGAGGGCTTGAGTTTGTCGGCCTTGTGCCGAACGAGAAGAAGTGTGGAGGTGCGAAATGAGCGCGTTTGCATGGGCGCTGGCGTTTATCGGCGCGGCGTGGCTGAGCTGGGCCATCGTCAAGGGCGTGGAGGCGCTGGGGCGATGAACGGAACGACAATCGAAACGATGTTGTACCGCAGGTACAAGACGTCTTTCTCCGATTGCGAAACGGTATTCGGAAGCTACGACAAAGAGCGAAAGACGATTGATGTGATACTCCCGGAGGGGCGCATGAAGCCGTCCGGCGTTCGCGGGCAATCTTATCACTGGATGGAATTTTCCGGCGTAGAAAACGCTACAGGACGGCCGGTACGATGCACAATCAAGGCAATTTGCAGGGACAACGCAGTTAAGCGTCTGGCAAAGAGCTGCACCTGGAACATTTAGGACACATGGAGGTAACGGGTATGAGAGAGCGGAACAGGCGGGCGCGGGAGTATTCCCAGCGCTGCTGGGAGCGGCGGTGGAACAGGCGTCTCTGGATCCTCAACGCTTTGATGATCCTGCTGATCATCGGCATCCTCCTCTGGGCGCTGACGCTGCCGGAGGCACAGGAGCCGGAGGACGTCCCCCCTCCCCTGCCCACTGCGGTGCAGGCGGCGGTGCTGTCCGCCGCAAAGCCGCCGGAGAATCTGCTGGTATGCGACATCACCGGCTATTGCGCCTGCTGCACGCCCTATGCGGACATCAACCGCAACGAGGCAGGGCAGGTGCTGACGGCCTCCGGACGGTGGGTGACCATTGGCGAGGCGGTGGCAGTTGACCCGGACATTATCCCGCTGGGCAGCACCGTGACCATCGGAGGCAAGGAGTACATAGCAGCCGACACCGGAGTGTACGGCTACACGGTGGACGTGCTGATGACCCACGAGGAGGCGGCGCAGGCTGGTGTGGTGAAAGCAATGGTGCAGTGGGAATGGTAGGGCTGACGAACAGAGTGGGCACGCCCTGCAAGGACTGCCGGAGCAGACACCCGAAGTGCCACGGACAGTGCGAGGAGTACGCGGCGTATCTGGAGACCATCAAGGCTGACAAGGCCAAGCGCTACGCGGCGTACAGCGAGATCGACTTTTACAGCATGAACAACGCAAGGCGCGAGAGGTCCAAAATGGTGATAAAAAGAAAGAGGGAAGGACGATGAACCGATTGAAGGAACGGCGGCTGGAGCTGGGCCTGACGCAGGAGGCGGTCAGCGGTGTGCTGAAGCTGGTGGATCCCCGTATCGACACCTGCATGGTGAGCCGGTTTGAAAACGGCGTGTGTCTGCCCACGGAGGAGGTCATGACGGCGCTGGAGGCGGCACTGCGTACCAGCCGGGCATATCTGTACGGCGACGAGGACAAGGCCGACATCCCCCAGCGGACGGCGGAAACGGAGCGTATTGCGGCGCTGATCCCCCACGGGCGGCGAAACGCCATCAGCCGCGCGGAGTTGGCGGCGGCGATGCAGACCTCCGACCGGATGATGCGCAAGGCCGTCAGCGAAGCCAAGCGGCAGGGCGTGATGATCTGCAACGACGGCGAGGGCTACTACCAGACGGAGGAGCTGGGCGACCTGTACCGGCAGTACAAGCGGGACACGGCGCGGGCTATGTCCATCCTCAAGGCCAGAAAGCCGATGCGGGATGTGCTGAAAGCGGCGGGTCGACCGGTATGAGAAGCGTGATGCAGTATTGGGAACCGGAGCGGCCCTTAGAGCCGAAGGACTACGATCTGCCCGTCTGCCCCGTGTGTGGGGAGGAGACGGACACCTACTACAAGAACAAGGACGGCGTCATCGTGGGGTGCGATTGCTGCATTGAAGCGAGGGACGCATGGGAGGAACAGAAATGAGTATGAGTTTGTATCACATCGACCGGGAGCTGGAGAGCCTGATCGACCAGGAAACCGGCGAGGTGCTGGATTTTGATGCGTTCGAGGCGCTGCAAATGGCGCGGGACGCCAAGATCGAGGGCGTACTTTGCTGGACAAAGAATCTGGCGGCGGAGGCAAAGGCCATCCGCGAGGAGGAGAAGGAGCTTGCCGAGCGGCGAAAGGAGCTGGAGCGCAAGCGGGAGAAGCTGCTGGACTACGCAGAGAAGGCGCTGGGCGGCGCGGCGTTCCAGACGGCCAAATGCGCCGTGACATACCGCAAGAGCACGGCGGTGGAGATCAACGACATGGACGCGGTGGTGCAGTGGTGCATGGACAACGGGTACGACGGCAAGATCACCTATGCCCAGCCGACGGTGAGCAAGACGGACATTGCGCCGCTTCTGAAGTCCGGCATGGCCGTGACCGGCGCGGAGCTGTGTGAGCGGTCGAACATGGGGGTGAAGTGATGGAGAACCTGGCTATCTATAACGCGGTGCGCAGTGTGCCGGACAGCGCAAAAAGGCGCATCGAGGCGGGCCGCTTGAAGGGCAAGACCGACATCAACCCCATGTGGCGCATTAAGGCGCTGACAGAGACGTTCGGCCCCTGCGGCTTTGGATGGAAATACGTCATCACTGACAAGCGGCTTGAGCAGGGCGCGAACGGCGAAGTAGCCGCATTTCTGGACATTGACCTGTATGTAAAGGCCGATGGCGTGTGGTCTGACGCGATCCCCGGCACGGGCGGGAGTGCGTTTGTCGCTAAGGAGAAGAATGGGCCTTATACCTCCGACGAGTGCTTCAAGATGGCGCTGACGGACGCTATCTCCGTGGCATGTAAGGCGCTTGGATTTGGCGCGGACGTATATTGGGACGCGGACAAGAGCAAGTACGACAAGCCGGAGAACAAGGCAGAGACCCCTGTGCTGTGTGAGTGCTGCGGCCTGCCCATCAAGGCGGTAAAGTGCGGGGATCGCGTGTATCCCACCAACGAGATCGTAGAGAACGCGGTAAAGAAGTACGGCAAGCGGCTCTGCTGGGGCTGCATGAGAGCGGAGAACAACCATGCGGCAGATAACGGTTGACGCGGCGCGTTGGTCGCAGGACAGCGAGGGTGCGTGGCTCTGCCTGCGGGTGAAGTCGCCGGAGGCGGCGATGGAGGTCTGTGATGCGCTGAAGCCGGGCAAGGAGTACACCGCCACCATCAAGGGCAAAGGGCGGAGCCTGGATGCCAACGGGTATGCGTGGGTGCTGCTGGACAAGCTGGCGGCGCACTACGGCGTTGCGAGAGAGAGGGTATACCGGCAGGAGATACAGAGCATCGGCGGCGTCAGCGAGGTGCTGTGCCTTCGGGAAAAGGCGGCGGAGGCGTTCTGCCGGAGCTGGGAGCGGAACGGTATCGGCTGGATGACCGATACCGGCCCCAGCAAAATCAAGGGCTGCGTGAACGTGACCGTCTGGTACGGCAGCTCCGTATACGACACGGAGCAGATGGCACGGCTGATAGATGCCATCGTGCAGGACTGCCGGGATGTCGGCATCGAGACCATGACGCCGCGAGAGCTGGATGCCCTTGTGAGCCGATGGGGAGAGGTGAGCGTATGAACGAAAAGCGATGCTTCTTGTGCGGGAGGAATGACCCAAGTGACCCGCTGGAGCGCCACCACATCCTAGGCGGCGCAAACCGTAAGAAGAGCGAGAAGTATGGCCTTGTGGTGTACCTGTGCGGCAACCGCTGCCACCGGAACGGGCGCGGCGCGGTACACAAGAACGGCGACCAGATGCGGCGTCTGAGGCGGTACGGGCAGCTCAAGGCAATGGAGGAGCAGGGCTGGACGGAGGAGGACTTCCGCCGCGAGTTCGGAAAAAGCTACTTATGAGAGGAGATAAGAAATGCTGAACAAGATCTTCATCATGGGTCGTCTGACCCGTGACCCGGAGCTGCGCAGAACGCAGTCCGGTACCGCTGTCACCAGCTTCACGCTGGCGGTAGACCGCGACTTTAAGAATGCGGACGGCACCAAGGACACGGATTTTATTGACGTTGTGGCGTGGCGCAACACCGCCGAGTTTGTCTCCAAGTATTTCTCTAGGGGCCGTATGGCCGTGGTGGAGGGGCGCTTGCAGCTGCGGGACTGGACGGACAAGGACGGCAACAAGCGCCGAAACGCCGAGGTGCTGGCGGACAACATCTACTTTGGCGACGCCAAACGGGACGCGGACAGCGGCGCGGCGCGACCCACCGGCTTTACCGAGGCGGCACAACCCACCGGCTTTACCGAGATCGAGGACGACGGCGATCTGCCGTTCTGATGGGAGGGGTAAGCGGCATGGATTACTGGCACAAGCGGTACACCTGCCCCTACTTCACCAGCAGCGAGAAACGGCGGGTTTGCTGCGAGGGCGGAAGCCGCGTCAGCTTCGAGACGGGCGGCGCGGCATCCCGCTTCATGAATCAATTCTGTGCCGGTGCGTGGGAGCATTGCACCATCGCACGGCATCTGACGGACGAGTACGAGAGAAAGGAAGAAAAGAATGGGAAAGATGCAGGATGAGATCAAGGGTCTGCGGCGGCAGAATCGGCACCTGGAAAACATCGTACAGCGCCAGCGGCAGCACATCGAGGACGCGGAGAGCGTGAGCGAGGCGTTCAAACGCGGCATGGATGCGCACTACGCCGCCTGTGCCGTACAGTTCGGCGAGAAGCGTGAGGACTGCGACACACTGTGGGGCTACCATCTGGAGATCCCTGCGAAGCTGGTGACGCAGGCACTGACGGACTACACCGTGCAGGTGGCGTTGGACAAGGAGCGCGGCGTTTACGTCATCGGGGCGATGAAGAAGGAGTGAGGCGGTGTGAAGCGCAAACAATTCACGTTTTACAGCTCCTACTGGGATGCGATACAGCCTCTCCCCAAAAAGCAGCAGGCGGAGATTCTTCTGGCGATCTGCGACTATGCGCTGAACGAAACGGAGCCGTCCAGCAGTCTCTCCCCCGCCGCCAGTGTCGCGTTTAATTTGATTCGCCCCACACTGGACAGCGGCAGAAATAAAGCCGCCAACCGCCAGAACAAATCAGAATCAAACGGATAACAAACGCAAAACAAACGCGCAACAAAGGCGCAAGGAGAAAGAGGGGGAGAAAGAGAGAGAGTAAGAGGGAGAGGGAGAGTAAGAGAACGAATGTTATATATTACGGCGGCGGGAGTATGTACTACCGGAGGAGGAAGAAATGGACAAAAGCGAAGTCGAGAAGCTTTTTACCCTGTTTTCGCAGTTCTGGCCGAACAAGCAGGTCACGGCAAAAATGAAGCTGGCGTGGGAGATCGCTTTAGAGCCTTACAGCTACGCGGACGTAAGAGCCGCCGCCGTCGCCTATGCCAGACGCAATAAATTTTTTCCCGATGTGGCGGATATCACGATGGGCATTGAGCCGCAGGAGGAGCAGGCGCAGGAAGAACAGGCACAGGATACGATGGAGCGTTTTGCTTGGATGCGGGACTACATCAACAAGGAACACAAGTGGGGACGTATCTCCCGCTATGCAAGGGAACACGGGATGACGTGGCAGGAGGCCAAGGAGGCGCTGGATGGATAAAGGCATCTGGCGCGTGGCCAGAGCGCGGCTGTGCGTGACCTGTTTGCAGGAGATGGCGGCGGAATACATTATCGAGCCAGCGTTCCGCGGATGGGCGCAGGGTGTGTGCCAGCGCTGCGGGAAAGAGCAGAAAATGACGACGATCAAGCGCTACACCATGAGCAAGCGCGGACTGGAGAAAAGAGGGTTGTTGGATGAACAGTGAGGATCTGATGCGGCTGGGACCTGCTGCACAGAAGCAGGTCATGGAGAAGATGCGAAAGCCCGGCAAGTACAAGGCGCAGAAGACGCGGCGCGGCAAACTGACCTTTGATAGCAAGAAGGAGGCGGAGCGCTACGATGCGCTGATGATGCTGCAAAAGGCCGGGGAGATACGGGGGCTGAAATTGCAGGTGCGATACTGCTTGCAAGAGGCGTACACGACGTTTGAGGGCGACCGCGTGAAAAGTATCGACTACATCGCGGACTTCGTGTACGAGCGCAGAACGGCTCCTGACAGCTACGGCCAGCGGTACTGGCTGCCGGTGGTGGAGGACGTGAAGGGGATGCGTACCCGCGAGTATGCCATGAAAGCAAAGCTGTTCCGCAGTAGGTACGGGTTTGCCATACGGGAGGTATGACATGGAGCGCACAAACCAGCCGCTGACGAATGAGGCGGCAAGGAAACTGATGGCGCTTGACGTGCAGGACAAGGAGATACTGACCTACGAAAAGCTGGACGAGTGGTACACCGCATGGGGTGGGCAGTGCTACGTCAGTTTCTCCGGCGGCAAGGACAGCACGGTGCTTGCGTATCTGGCGGCGCGGTACCTGTCGAGTTTCAGGACACCGCCGTGGGAGCTGAACTTGGTGTTTGTGAACACTGGGCTGGAGTACCCAGAGATACAGAAGTTTGTCAACGAGTACGCCGACTGGTTGCGGAGGGAGTTTCCCCGCGTGACCGTAAACCTTCACCGTCTACGCCCGAAGATGAACATTCGGCAGGTGGTGACGAAGTACGGGTACAGCATTGTGAGCAAAGAGGTGGCCGACTGTATTACTGACGCAAAGCGAAACCCAAACTCACTACGAATGAAGCGGCTACGCGGAGAGGCGGTGAGGAATGATGGCCAGCCGTCTGTCTACAACTGCGAGAAATGGGAATATCTGTTGTACGCACCGTTTGTAATCTCCGCGAAGTGCTGCGCCATTATGAAAAAGTCACCGCTGAAAACCTACGCGCACAAAACCGAGCAGCAGGCTACAACAGCGACGATGGCGGAAGAAAGCAGATTACGCATGACATATTGGCTGAAAAGCGGCTGCAACGCCTTTGAGGGCAAGCGACCGATGGGCAAGCCCATGAGCTTTTGGACGGAGCAGGATGTGCTTCGGTTTATCGTGGAGCGTGGGATACCCTACGCCAGCGTGTACGGCGACATCGTGGCCAGCGACGGCGAGAACGACTACGGCGCGACGCTGATCGACTGCAATCTGCACTGCACTGGATGCCAGAGGACGGGCTGTATGTTCTGCGGCTTTGGGGCGCACTTGGAAAAAGGCGTCAACCGCTTTGAACGCATGAAACTGACGCACCCGAAGCACTACCAATTCTGCATCGGCGGCGGGGCATTCGACACGGATGGGCTGTGGAAACCCACGAAAGACGGCCTTGGCTATGCGCGGGTGCTGGACTACATAGGAGTGAGGTATTGACAATGGGCAAGCAGCATTTGAGCCGGGACGACCGGATCTTTATGGACGGCAAGCGCAGAGGCACGCAGGAGTGCATGGACATGGTGGCAATGGCGCTGATCGACAAGTGCGGCTGGCACGTCCAGGAGGAGACACCGGACAGCCGGGACACCCACAGCATCGCGTACCTGTACGAGTGCCTGGAAAAGATCACGCAGGAGATCAACGAAGGCCGCATCAAGCGCAAGCACATCAAGGATATGCTAAAGGACGAGTGCGGCGTGGTGTTTGGAGATTGATATGAAAGTTTTGGAGTTATTTGCCGGGACACGGAGCATTGGCAACGCGTTTGAAGCGCATGGGCACGAAGTGTTTTCCATCGAATGGGACAAGCGGTTTGAAAACATCGATTTATACGCAGATATTATGAACGTCACAGCCAACGACATTATCCGGGAGTTCGGCCGACCGGATGTAATATGGGCCAGCCCGGATTGCACAACGTTTTCCATCGCGGCGATAAGCCACCACCGGCGCAAAAATGAAGAAACAGGGAGCCTTGACCCTGTAAGCGAGTATGCGAAGTTCTGCGACAAGGTAGACCAGCACGTTCTTCGGTTGATCTTGGCGTTGTCCCCCGTATATTGGTTTATCGAGAACCCGAGGGGCGGCATGCGGAAGATGACGTGGATGCAGGGCTTGCCGCGGTATACGGTCACGTACTGCCAGTACGGAGATACGCGCATGAAGCCGACGGACATCTGGACAAATCATCCAGATCCGGGGTTTAAGCCGCCATGTCACAACGGAGATCTGTGTCATGTGGCTGCGCCGAGAGGGGCAAAGACAGGGACGCAGGGGTTAAAGGGGAGTATGGAACGATCTGTTATCCCCAAAGAATTGTGCGAACACATCGTGGACATTTGCGAAGGTGGCATGATGACGTGCGAGCTGGGATAAGGAGGGATGACATGACAAGAGATGAGATCGTGACCGCGCTGCGGTGCTGTGATGGTGGAGAATATGACGAATGTTACAAGTGCCCTATGCGTGATGGAATCAACTGCCGCAACCTGTTAGACCTCGCTGCCGCTGACCTGATCGAGAACCAGCAGCGGCACATCGAGGCACTGATGAAAGCCAACGCCGGACTGCGGGACACTGTACTGCGGCGGGATGCGCAGATCGCGGACATGAGCGATGGACTGGCACAGTTTGCAAAGGCCGTGGCGGTGAAGGAGGAGAACAATGCGGAGCTGCTGGAAGTACGGGAGGGCTTGCAGAGCGCAAAGAACGCCGCCGAGCAGTACGCCGCCATCAATGAAACGCTGTTTGACAGCAACATGAAGCTGGGAGCAGACAGGAAAGCTCTTATCAACGAGCTATGCCAATACTGCGGGAAGTACAAACAAGCACACGAGGGTGCCTGTGACGGGTGCAGATGGAGGGAAAAGTAAATGGACGCTGTGAAGTTTATCAAAGAACGCGACCGAATGTGCCGCTTTTACCACCATGCCGGGGACTGCTATCAATGCCCCGCAAAAGACTGCGAGTGTAGTGCATTGGAGGGGATGGTTGATGATGACAACATTGTGACCATCGTCGAAGAATGGGCTGCTGAGCATCCTCGTAAAACAAGACAGAGCGTGTTTCTGGAGCAGTACCCGGAGGCGTACGTCGCAAAAAGTACGGGCCTGATTGACATACAGCCGTGTTTCATAGACAAAACTTTGAACCCTCGTGGCTGTGTCAAAAAATGTGTCGATTGCAAGCGAGAATTCTGGATGCAGGAGGTGGAGTGATGGAAATTTTGAAAATTGTTTTCCCTCTGCTGATGGTAGCCGGTGCGCTGGGCAGTTTGGTGGTAAATATCGCCAGCAAGGGGGACTGGGCTACCAGTTTGCAATGGCTGGGCGCGTGCCTGCTGTATACCGCGCTGACGGCGCGGAATGTGAGCTGATGGAGGGCAAAGAATGAGCAAATCTGTGATGATAAGCATCCGCCCAAAGTGGTGCTATGTGGAGGAGGACTGACAATGGCGACAAAGAGAGTGTGTGACCGCTGTGGTGCGGAGATCAACCCGTTCAACGCCGTGACCTATGCCGGTATGCGGCGAATTAAGAACGATATAAACGACAACGACTACGAGCTGTGTGTTTCGTGCGCTAACAAACTGCGGAAGTGGTTTAATGGGGAGGAGAACGACAATGGATGAATACATTAAGCGCGAAGCGGCAATCGCTTATATCCGTGAGCAATCGGAAGAATGCCAAAAAGCGTTTGAAGAGTTTGGCGGGGAAAGCGGAATTTACGCAGACGCCTATAACGATTTGGCGGAGGACTTTCACAGCATCCCCGCTGCCGACGTGGCCCCGGTGGTGCATGGGCGGTGGGAATACACCCCGCAAACGTTTAACACACTCGGTCAGATTAGGTGTCCGTTTTGTGCGTGGTGGTCTCTTGACCAGTCCATTGACGGCATTTATAAATACTGCCCCAACTGCGGGGCTAAGATGGACGGAGGTGACAACGATGCGGCTGATTGATGGTGACAAACTGCAAGAGTTTCCCATTCGGGCGAACCGTTGTGACAAAGAACACGCCAACGAGCATTTTATCAACGGCATTGAGACAGTGTTGGAGTATGCAGAGCAGCTCCCCACCGTAGACGCAGAGGTTGTGGTACGCTGCAAGGACAGCAAGTACTACAAGGAAAGCCGAGTGCTTGCACCAAACAAGTTTTGCTTTAGGCTTAATCACCCCACAGAGCCGGGTAAAATCGGTTACAACTTTGCGGACAATGATTTTTGCTCACGCGGTGTGCGTAGAAATGAGGGTAGACAATGAGACTGGTTGCAGTTAATTACCAGCAGCGGAGACTGGAATACTTCAAAGAACAGTTTGCTGCGGCAAAACGGCGGCTCAAATGGGGCATAGACCACAACCGGAACTGGATGGAGCTGGAGGACAACGGCGAGATTGTCAGCTACTACGAGTGGGCGGTGCAAATGGCGGAGAAAGACGTTGTGTTTTGCAAGGACTGCAAGCACTACCTGATCGCAGACGAGTTCGAGGGAGGAAAGAGGTATATGTGCGAAGTCAACCACTTCTCTTACATCAACAGCGACGGGGATATGCGCTATTGCTCCTACGGAGAGAGAAAGGACGACAAGCATGAACATTAAGGACAGCGGAGAGCGCACGACGTTTAATACAGGGGCGCAGCGGGATATGCACAGTGGAAAAGGCCGCATGGATCTTCTTCCGTGGGCGGCGATCATAGAGGTAAGCAAGCACTGCGAGGCTGGGGCGATCAAGTACGGGGTGCATAATGTCGATAAAGGGATCCCCACCAGCAGTCTGATGGACAGCGCTATGCGGCACGCTGCGAAGTATCTGGACGGGCAGGAGGACGAAGATCACCTTCTGGCGGCGGCGTGGAACATTTTGTGGGCGATCGAAATGCGGTCCAAAAAACCGGAGTGCGTAGATACGCCGTGGAGGGACAATGCAGAAGGGTGATGTGATCCGCGCCCGCTTTCTGACGATGCCGGACCCGTTCCCCGGATCCGGAAAGGCCGAAAAACAGTACCCCGTGCGCAAGGCTACGGTGGTGTATGTGCATCCAAAGGGGCGATACATCGTGGCGGAGTGCAAGGGCATTCGGGAGACGTTTTTCCCGGAGGATATTATACAGTGCGATTTGCCGGGGCCTCCACCGATGGATTATGATTTGAAATACGCGCTGGTTACACTGACGGAAGTGGACAAGAAGATCATGGCCGCATTGGGGAGGAATTTCTGACATGAACGAATTCCCAGAATGGCTTAGGAAGCTGCGTGCGGGAGACGGTTTTTCATGAGGGCGTGGAAACATAAAAAAGAGGACACCTACATGGTGTCCTCTTTTTGTCGTCATGGTCTTGTGTAAAGGCCGGATGCCTGCGCCAGCAGGAGCCGCAGGTAGTCCGGGCAGTTCCTCACGCCGCGCTCCCAGTCCTCCAGCGTGCGGGTGGGGATACAGTACCGGGTGGAAAAAGCCGCCTGGGATAGGCCGGTGTGCTGCCGGATGTCGCGGATCGTCAGGTGGGCGGCGTCCCAGAGACGCGCCAGCAGGTCGATGCGGTCTGCGGGGATGTCCGCGTCCGGGGCATCGCCCCAGGCGGAGGACAGCGACCAGTCGGAGACAAAGGTGTCTCGGTCGGCGACGGCGAGTGCTGCGGCGAAAAGGGTGCAAAACAGTTTGTCTGTCATGTTTAATATCCTTTCATAGGTGAAAATGTGAAAAAGGAAAAGCACCGGTGACCGGTGCTCTTCCCGCAGTTGAAGGACTTGTCCTTCTCACCTTTTCAATCCACGGATGCAAGCGCCTCCTGCATCCGACGAGAATAGGTTACCACGCTGCGCGGGAAATGTCAAGCGCCGTCATGACTGCGTCCCACCCGCCAGATATATGGCGTTCTCGCACTCTGTCTGCTCGTAGTCCGCCATCGCGTCCGCAATCATGTCCGCGATCTGCTGCTGGGACTTGTAGCGGGTGGTGATGCCAACCTTAATGACGTCAGCGTCGTGGTAGACCGTCCACTCCTCACGGTCCCAGTGGTACGCGCCCCAGACTTCGCCGGTGGCCTTGTCGTAAAAGATCTCTGCGTACTCCCCAGTGCGGGAGCCGAGGCCCTTGGTGTAGTCGGAGGCTTTTGCCAAGTCCTCCATGTTGATGTTCCGTCCGTGGGTGTTGATCTCCATGTTCTGTCCCTCCTGTTAATTTGGTTATGGGGTGGGGCTGATGCGCTCAACCCCGCCAGAAGCGGTAATGCGATCAGCCGATCAGTTCTGCGGCCGTAGCGGCCACGCGATCCTCGGCGGCGCGGATGCTGTCCGCCTTGCTGTAGGTGTGGGCCACCGGGTCGTCCCGGAAATCGTGCGCCGCGAAGTCGTCCGCTGCGGACTTGCTGTCAAACCATGCCTCCCGGCAGAAGTCGGATCCCCATACTGCGTAAGTGACGGAATAAAAAGTCTTTTTCATGATAGTTCCCTTTCTGCCGCTGTGCGGCTGCACTGTTTCTTGATCTGTCTATATACTACCACGCAATGCGTGGTATGTCAAGAGGGGGAATGAAAAATATAAAAAAATTTTTCGTTTGAGGGGTGCGCGGGAGATATACATATAGGTATGCTGGATATGCAGGGGCAACCTGCCCGTGCCGATTCATTTCTTTTCCCCTCTTTTCTACCCTGTGGGGCGGGGCTTCGGCTCCGCCCTGACGGGGCAATATGCAGACGTAGCTCAGTCGGTAGAGCACCGCGCCGGGAGGTATGTCGTTGGTTCGAGTCCAACCGTCTGCACCATAGGCGTGACCTCTTGCCTCGCAGCCGCACGGAGCGTAAGCCTGCGAAAGTGGTCTTTTCTGCGCGCTGTACGAAAGCGGCAGGACGAAGGAATTTATGTATTGGCTGGCACCGGCTTTGTAAAGATGAACGGATGCGACCGACGTACCGGCGCAGGGCTGAAAAGTTCCGTGATTGGTCTGGGTACCGGCGTGTGCGGCGAAAATCCGAGGCGAAATCTGTAGATGTGGAAGCGGCGTGGTGGCGGCTGTCTCTGGACAAGGCCGTCGTGTAGGTCAGTAGCCATCCGCACCGGTACCCGACCGATTGTGTAAAACAAAAGAATTTCGCCGTGGCGGATGCTATGCATGCTTGCGGGGCGCATAGCTCACGGCGGGAACGTAATAGGCGAGGCGAAAGCCGGGGAAGGACGCGGCAATGACAAAGGCCAGTGGTGGGAGGCCGGTGCGTCAGGAAAGGAAGACTTATGGTTATCCATAACAAACCGATTGCAGATATTATTCCGTATGCATCCAACGCAAAGAAGCATGACAGGCGGCAGATTAACAACGTTGCGGAGAGCATCAAGCAGTACGGCTTTGTGCAGCCGATTGTGATTGATCGCAACGGCGTGATTGTAATCGGCCACTGCCGCGCTATGGCAGCAAAGAAGCTGGGCATGGAAGAAGTGCCGTGCGTCTGTGTGGACGATCTGACACCGGAGCAGGTAAACGCCCTGCGGCTGGTGGACAACAAGAGCAACGAGAGCGACTGGGACTTTGATCTGCTGGCTGATGAACTGCCTGGTCTTGACCTATCGGCGTTTGACTTTGATTGGGGGCTGCGTGATGAACTCGACACGTCAGTTATAGAGGACAACTACAATCCTGTTTTACCGGAAGAACCGAAGAGCAAATTGGGAGATGTGTACCAGCTTGGAGACCATCGCCTTATGTGCGGAGACAGCACGTCTTTTACAGACGTACAGAAGCTCGTGGGGGGGGCACAAATGGATTTGCTGCTCACAGACCCTCCGTACAATGTGGACTATCAGGGCACCGCCGGGAAGATTAAGAACGACAATATGGAGGATACGGCATTTAGACGGTTCCTGACGGACGCGTTTTCTAATGCGGCGATGGTTATGAAACCCGGCGCTCCATTTTACATTTGGCACGCAGACAGCGAGGGGTATAACTTCCGAGGCGCGTGCAGAGATGCGATGCTGCGTGTCCGGCAGTGCCTGATCTGGGTGAAGAACTCCCTTGTGATGGGGAGACAGGATTACCAGTGGAAACATGAGCCTTGCCTGTATGGCGAGAGCGAGATTGAAGAAGAAGCACACGAACCTTGCCTGTACGGCTGGACGGAAGGGAAGAAGCACTATTTCTTCAAGAACCGCAGGCAGACAACCGTGTTGAATTTTGATAAGCCTGTCAAATCTGCGGAGCATCCGACCATGAAACCGATTAAGCTGTTTGATTACCAGATGCAGTGCTCCAGTAAGCCGGGTGAGAATGTGCTTGACCTGTTCGCTGGGTCCGGCACGACGATTATGGCAGCGGAGCAGAATGGCAGACACGCTTTCTGCATGGAGTATGATCCGAAGTATGCCGATGTCATTGTTGACCGGTGGGAAAAGTTTACGGGGAAGAAAGCGGTGTTGCTGAATGACGATTGAAGAAGCACAGGCGATTATTGCCAAAACCAGCAGCCCGTATTTGAAGCGGGACATGGAGAAGTTTATAAAACGCCAACGCAGAAAGGAGGGCGTGTATGGCAAGGCCAAGAAAGGAAATAGACCAGAAGCAGTTCGAGAACCTCTGCGGCCTGCAATGCACGCTTGAGGAAATCTGCGGCTGGTTTGACGTGACCGATAAAACACTGGATGGTTGGTGTAAACGCACCTATCATGCTAGTTTCTCCGAAGTATTCAAGAAAAAGCGGGGAGCGGGGAAAATTTCACTGCGGCGGAGCCAGTGGAGATTGGCTGAAAAAAACGCTACAATGGCGATTTTCCTCGGCAAACAGTTTTTGGGGCAGCGTGACAGCGTGGACGTGGCGGTGACGGACGCGAAGGGCATTGCATTGGACGAGTTGGAGAAGATGGTGATGCAGAATGACGCGGATACAAGCGGCGGAACTGCTGATACATAACCCCATCGCGTTCGGTCATGCTGTTGGGTTTAATAAGCTGGATGCGCTGCACAACGTATGGATACAGGATATGGTGCGCGGGAACGAGGACAAAACCTTGCAGGCGCACCGTGGCAGTTATAAAACAACGTGCGTTTCGATTGCGCTAGCGGAGATCATCGTTCTTCTGCCGAATCTCAAAACGCTGTTTATGCGAAAAACGGATGCGGACGTGAAAGAGGTTGTGCGGCAGGTGCGGAATCTGCTGCTATCGCCATACATGGAGGCACTGTGCGAGAAGATCCACGGGAAACCGCTGATTTTGACGACGGTATCCGCAACGGAGATTTCCACAAATTTGGCAGCGGATAACAAGGGCACGAGCCAGCTTGTGGCGTGCGGCGTGAACGGTTCCCTGACCGGTAAGCATTTCGACCGCATATTCACGGACGATATTGTAAACGTACAGGACCGTATTTCTCGCGCAGAACGGGATCATACAAAAACGATCTATCAGGAGCTGCAGAACATCCGCAACCGTGGCGGTCGCATTTTCAACACCGGCACACCCTGGCATAAGGAAGACGCGTTTTCCATGATGCCGAATATCGAAAAGCACGATTGTTATTCAACTGGGCTGATCTCTGTGGATGAATTGCAAACCATCAAATCGTCCATGACGTCATCCCTGTTTGCGGCGAACTACGAGTTGCGGCATATAGCCAGCGACGATGTAATCTTTGACACGCCGCAGATGGGCGCGGAGCCTTGCCTTGCAGAGCAGGGCATTTGCCATATCGACGCGGCATACGGTGGCGATGACTACACGGCGTTCACGATTGCCCGGAAAAAGGGGACAACATATTACCTCTACGGGCGGCTTTGGCATAAGCACGTGGACGATTGCATGGACGAGATTGTCCGATTGCGGAAATGCTTCAACGCTGGGGAGATTTACTGCGAGACCAACGCGGACAAGGGCTATCTGGCAAAGGCGCTGCGTGCAAAGGGCGAACGGGCTGTTACCTATCACGAGAACATGAATAAGTTCCTTAAAATCACAAGCTATCTCAAGGCGGAATGGCGCAATGTGGTTTTTGTGGCTGGTACGGATAATGCGTATATCGACCAGATTTGCGATTACAACGAGAACGCGGAGCATGATGACGCGCCGGACAGCGCGGCCAGCATCGTAAAGCGGTTGTGGAACAAGCGCGACAGCTCCGATTATGTTTCCATTCTGAGATAAGGGGTGAGCGGAGATTAAGACATATAATGACCTTGTGGCGGTGGGCGAGGACGAAAAGGCGCGGATGGAGTTTATCCGCAGCGCGATCAACGCGCATCGCGAATCCCACGCATATAAGACGGCGGTGGATGCGGAGGAATACTATAACGGTCTGAATCCAACCATTAACCGCTATGAAAAAATCATCTACGATATGCAGGGCCGCGCCCACACGGATATGTGGACGGCAAACCACAAGCTGGCCAGTCGGTTCTTTGGCTTGGCGGTGGATCAGGAAGTCTCGTATCTGCTGGGCAACGGCGTAACCTTTGCGGAGAAGGAAACACCGAACAAACTGTGCCCGGACTTCGATCAAGAAGTCATGGATGCAGCACGTGAGGCAAAAATTGCAGGCGTGTCCTTCGGCTTTTGGGATTTGACGCATTTGCGCGTGTTCTCCCTGCTTGAGTTTGTCCCCCTCTACGATGAGGAGGACGGCGCGATGAAAGCCGGTATCCGGTTCTGGCAGGTGGCACAGGATAAGCCGTTGAGAGCGACGCTGTATGAGATCGACGGCTTTACCGAATATTTCCAGCCCAGCGGCGAGGATATGGACGTCATGCAGCCGAAGCGTAGCTATAAGCTGATCGAGCGCAAGGCTGATGTCGGTGAAACCGAAATCTATGACGGCGGCAATTATCCGAGTTTCCCAATCGTGCCACTGAAAAACAACAAGCGGTGTCTTTCCGAGATCGTCGGCAAGCGCAACACCATTGACGCGCTGGATCTGGCGTCCTCTAACATGGTCAACAATGTGGATGAGGGCAACCTAATCTATTGGGTGCTTTCTAACTGCAACGGCATGGACGATCTGGACGATGCGAAATTTGTGGAGCGCTTGAAAACCACGCACGTTGCCCACGCCAACGGCGATGACGGCGCAAAGGTGGAGAGTAAAACCATCGAGGCCCCCTATGAGGGCACCAGCAGCACCATTGATATGCTCAAGAAGAAGCTGTACGAGGATTTCCAGTGCTTTGACGCTTCGGCTGTGTCCGCTGGGAATCAGACTGCAACGGCAATTAAGGCCAGCTATGTGCCTCTGGATTTGAAGACGGACAAGTTTGAATCCGAGGTCACGCGGTTTATTGTTGAGATTCTGCGCCTGGCAGGCATTGAAGACAAGCCGAGCTACACGCGCAATCAGATCATCAACAAGAGCGAGGAAACGCAGAACGTCCTTCTGGGCGCGGCGTATTACGATGACGAATACATCACAAAGAAGCTTCTGACGATCAACGGTGACATTGACCAATATGAGGATATGATGAAGCGCAAGGCAGCAGAGGTGATCGATTTGACTGAGCCGGTGATTGACGATGGCGACCAGTGATCTTGGCCACAAGCTGACCGATCAAGAGCTTGCGAAACTGGAACGGCGCATTGCGAAGCTGTACAGTGAGGCTGGGAAAGAGCTGCAAGCGACCATTGATACATACTTTGAGCAGTTTGCCAAGCGCGACGAAGAAATGAAATCTCTGATCGGCACTGTGCAGAACGGTAAAGAATGGACGGAAGCCGACTATAAGCAATGGCGGCTCAACCAGATCGGGCGAGGGGAACGCTATCAGGCCATGCGCGATAAGGTGGCGCAGAGGGCGACCGACGCAAACGCTGTGGCGGTTTCCTATACCAACGATGCGACGCCGGGTATTTACAGCCTGAACCGCAATTATGCGGCTTACACTATTGAACAGGTCGCTGGGAATATCGGCTTTGACCTGTGGGACGAGCAGACGGTAAAGCGGCTTATAATAGAGCAGCCGGACTTAATGCCGTACTACCCAAAGGACAGGGCACTGAAACGCGGTATCGACCTCGCGTATGGCAAGAAACAAATCACGGCAAGCGTCACCAGCTCCATCTTGCAGGGAAAGAGCATCAAGCACATGGCGGATGATCTGCAAAAGCGCATTACCACCATGAGTCGCGATTCCGCCATCCGCACCGCCCGCACAGCCGTGACCGGCGCACAGAATGCCGGACGCATGGACAGCTACGCAGCGGCGGAGAAGATGGGGATAAAGCTCAAAAAAGAATGGTTGGCTACGCTGGACGCGCGTACACGCCACTCTCATGCCATGCTTGACGGCGAACAAGTGGCGCAGGAAAAGAAGTTTTCTAACGGTTGTCGTTTTCCCGGCGACCCACAAGGACCACCGTGGGAGATATATAACTGCCGCTGTACGCTGATTGCCGCCGTGGATGGGGTAGATACATCAGACGGGCTGCGTAGGACACGCGACGGGCTTATATCTGACATGACATATGCGCAGTGGGAAGCGTCAAAGCGAGGATATGATGGGAAACAACTGTCAGCGTACCATAACGGGAATAAAAACACGGCCAAAGACGTAACGAAAAAATACATTGAAAATGCCACGCCACGCATGGGCAAAGTGCGATATGAGAACGGATATCGCATAAAAGACCACAAAACAGAAATAGAGGTTGCAGACCAGCTCAGAGAGCGATTAGGTGGGAAGATCGTACTGCTGAAAGAAGCAAATACACAGGGGGCAAAAACACCGGATTATCTGTGGCGCGGAAAACAATGGGAACTTAAAAGCATATCAACCGCAAAAGCCGCAGATTCCGCAGTACGAAGTGCTATAAAACAAATTAAAAGCAATCCCGGAGGAATTATATTGCAGTGCGGCAATGGCATTGACGAAAATGAATTGAAAAGAACTGTGGACATGAGAGCACGCAGAAAGCAAGATTTTGACTTTGACATAATTGCAATCAATGGTTCGGGGGAATTGCTGTTTGCGAGAAGATACAAAAAATGAGCCGCCCCCCCGCCAATGGGCAGAGGTTCGGCTCGAAAAACGGAAACATAAGTTTCCTCACTGTCAGTATATGCAATCCCCGTAAAAAAGTCAAGAGGTATTTTGTGATGAGCGTTGAAATCACCGACAACAGAAAAAAAGTCTCTGCCGCCATCAAAGCGGCGCTGCTGCGCGGGCTTGAAAAATGCGGGCTGGTGGCAGAGGGATATGCGAAAAAGCTGTGCCCCGTGGATACCGAAATTCTGCGAAACAGCATTACCCATGTGGTAGACGAGCAGGAACCGGCGGCAATTATTGGAACGAATAATGAGTATGCCGCTTACGTCGAGCTTGGTACCGGCATTTACGCCGAGGGCGGCGGCGGACGGCCTACGCCGTGGGTGTATCAGG